TCATGCAATACATCAACCGGGAGCGGAACCTAAACCTAACGCTACAGGACATCGAAAGCGCCTGTGCAGGACGCAATAGGGACTTCCGGCCTAACCTACAGCCGATGACGCCCTCGCCGCTGATAACGACGCACAAGCAACAGGGATATGACGACCTAGCTAGGGCGCTGTTCAAATACCATGCCGATCGCGCACATGGCCCTGACCGCGCCTACTGGCTGGCACGGCTGAACGACCGCCGCCCCAAGCCTACCACAACAATAGAATTGTAAAGGAAACTGAACCATGTTTGAGATGAAAGTGATTGAACCAACCCCAGCCGATGATGACGAAAAAGGCATTGACGCGCAGCTTGACCTGCTACGCGTAGCCGCCCGCGCCTTTAAGAAGCACGAACGCCTCAAAGCTGAAATGCAGGCCCATGAGCGGCATATGTCGCTAATCTGCCAGACCTACGGGAGCGTCTATAAGGTCTGGGGCTTTAGGCCGGAACATCTGCGCCAAGCTTGCGTAGCACGGGGGCTGTTGAAATGAGGCCCATGATATACCCAATGGGAACGCTAGAAGTCGGTGAGGTTGGCACTATGCCAGCCGCCAAGCGCGGCGATGCCAAGCGCACCAGCCGCAACGTCTCGCAATATGGCATCAGGAACGGCAAGACATTCAAGTGCCGCACTGTAGGTGGCGTGACCTTCATAACGAGGTTAGGATAATGACAACTGAACAAAAAGCCTTGGCGCTGGTGAACGAGATTGAACGTGAGAGGGGTGAGGACGAACTTACGCCCCGTATCATGCGCGACCTTATCATAGATGACGCCCTATGCCGCGCCATCGAACAGCACGAAGCATTCCGGCGAGAGGTGAGCGATGCGGTGGAGTTGTCCATTGACAGGTCTGGACACGACGGATTGCGCGCCGGACATATCAATGAATATCTTGGCCGCTTCATCATCCCCGCGCCCAAGCCTGACCCGCTGGAGGAAGCAGCAAAGATGATGGGCTATTTCAACACCGCAGCAAATGCTTGGGCAGAAGATGTCCGCGCCGCACTGGACGACCTTGGCTTTGAGATAAGGGAAAAGAACGATGACTGAAGTATGCAGCATCTGCAACCGTCTATTGGACGACCCTAAAGACCCAACGACTGAAAATTGTGGCGGCGATTGCCTTCGCTGCATGGCTGAGTTCGCGGAAGACCCTGATTGCGTGACGCCTTACATACAAATTTTGAAAACAGAGAACAAGTATTTGCGCCACGAAGTCGGAGCCGCCAAGCAGGAACTTAGCGACTTCAAGCAAGAGGTGAGCGATGCGGTAGAGGACTACATTATGAACCGACCAACGTCATTAGAACAATTTATCATCCCCAAGCCCAAGCCTGACCCGCTGGTCGATATTATGGAGAAGTTAGACGGTGAATGGACGCCAAATGAATACGCCAAAGAAATCCGCGCCTCACTGGACGCCCGTGGCTTTGAGATAAGGGAAAAGGGTTAATGACCCTGCGCCAGTTCCTGTTCGAAAACTTCGGCTGGGATATTTATGATTGGAATATTGATGACATTCGGTTCTGACACACGCAAATCTAAGCACGGCATAAACGCAATGGCTGTCGGTGAGGTTCGCGTGTTCGACACGCCAACCGAACGCGACAAAGACATCCTGCGCCGTTCGGCACACAACCAAAACGAGCGGACGGATCGCTTCTACATGACGCGCTCCAAGGGTGACAAGCTGACAGTCACACGGCTGCGATAGCAGACAAATAAAAACCCCCGGCGGAGTGAGGACGCCGGGGGTTTAAAAAGGCCAGCGGAGCACTGCCGACCTTAATTCTATATCATTGCAACCAAATGGTTGTCAATTCTTGCCTATGTTTGGCATGATGCTTGGCTTCGGCAATTCTTCCGCCAAGCGGCGCAACTCTGTCTTGCTGTGTTTCTTAACAAGGTCAGGCGCGACAAATATCTGCTTCTTGTTCAAATACTCTTTCGAATTGACCCGCCCCATGTCAACCCATCCCGCTTCCTTAAGCGCGTGTAGCAGTGCCGCTTGCGGTATCTTTACGCCAGCCGGTACGTTGACCGCCAGTGCGTCGCAGATGCGGTGGAAAGGCCCACCGATGACGCCATCAGCAAACACGCCCGTCCGCAGCCGCATCATGTCCACGAGATAGCTTTCCGCTACGCTCATGCCATGCTCGACCATGTTCATCTTCCATTCGGTGACAGGCGGCGCAGCGGCAGGGTTGAACGCCGACACGTCACGCTGATGCAGCCAAGCGGCGCACTTCTCATAGCCGCCCGCCTTATACCAGCCCCACAGCTTATCGGCTGCGGCTGGTGCCATACGCGGCGCGCGCGTCCACACGCAGAACCAGCGCCTGTCCTGTGTCGGCAGCGTGATAGGCAGCGGATCGTTTGTGTAGGCAATCACCATCAGGCGGTTGACCAACTCATACGGGTGCATCCCCTTGCGGTTGACCGACAGCGTTTCAGGCGGCGCAGCAATCAGCGGCTTCAGCTTGTTAGCCATCGCCCGGCGTTCACGCGCCTCTGGCTCCTTTAACTCGTTCAGGATGACGACTTCCGCCTCAAGCGAATAGCCCCACTGGCTTGCCAACCCGCCAGCCTCAATGACTGACCGATTGCGCCAATGTTGACCGCCAAGCGCCCACAGGAACGGCTGGAACATGCTGTCCTTACCGACGCCTTCGTCGCCGCCAATCAGGATCGCATGGTTAATCTTGATATTAGGATGCTGTATCTTGAACGCCATAGCGTCAAGGATGTGGTCTAACTCCTCATCGTCCGCGATCAGGTCACGGCAATGCTGGAGCCACGGCTCGACGTCATGGTCAGCAATTTTGTCGCTGTCTGATACGTCAGGGCGGGCGTCCACCCACCGGTTGCCATAGACCAGCCCGTCGCGCGTCACCAGTTCGCCATCGCCAGCGGCGAACGTCACGGCAGCCAGTGCAGGCGCGCCGCGGTCTTGCCGACGCTCATCAAAATAGATGGACGACTGCACACGCTGCGTTTTCTTGTGGATTGAACGACAGTCAACGTGACGGAACAACGCATTAAAGACGTTGCGGGCTATCTCTTGGCGCGTCACCATATCAAAATAGCAGTCGTCGGACTGTATATAGGCGAAACGTTCGAACCACTCGCTTTGTTCCAGCCGTCCAGCTTCTTTTTTCTCGACCTCACGCACACGCGCTGCGGCTTCGTCGGGGAACGCTTCGGTTGGCGCTATCTTGTCGTACATCGACGCCATGCGTTCAGCGATTAGTTCGTCACGCAGCCCCGGCGTTACCTTCGGGCCACCTTCATTGGCTACCCAATCAAGAAAGGTGCGGCTGTCTAAGTTCTGGCAATGCCCATGATAGCAGCAAAACGAACGGTCGAGCGGCTTGTAACGCGCTTCGATCATGCCGTCGCTGTGTTCTGCATGGTTAGGGCAGACGATGGCGCACCATCCTTCATTGTTCAGCGTGCTAAGGACTAGGTTGTTTTCGCCAAGCCATGTTAGGACGTTGTCCAGCCCAGTGTCGCGCAACTGCACGGCCTTATATTCGGCTGTGTCGCCTTCCTCTGGCGTGACGTCCAGCGCCTCGCAGATTTGGTCTAGCGTGTACTCACGCTCAGGGTTGAACGATACCAGCCGCGCAGCAAAGTTATTGCGTCCGCGCTTCAGGTTGATGCTGCCCGGAATGCGGCAGTTGCGGACGGCGTTAGTCGCGCCCGGATCGGTGTAGCCGGCGTCGGCAATGGCCTTGATGGCAGCGCAGAAGTCGCCTTTGTTCGGCTGTTCGCTAAAGGCATAGCCCCACTGAAACGAGCCTTCGCTGGTCTCCAACACCCATGTCGGTGCCAGCGGCGGCTCTTTCGACTTCGTGCCGACGTCGTCCAGCATCATGAACAACACATACTCGACGTTGCTGGCCTTGGCCGACGGCTTGCCGTCTACAAAGCGGTCAACGATGAACGAGCCTGTGTTGACATACCATGCCTCGCCTTCTTTCATGCGGGTCTTTTCTGGCAGGAATGCAGGGAACGTCGCCTTCGGCGCGCCGTCTGCGTGAAATATCAGGTTGCCGTCGCTGTCGTGCTGCGGCTTCTGACGCACAACAAGGGCTGTCTCGCCCACATTGTCCGTCGCCAATCCCGTTATATACTCTATGAACTTCGTGCGATCCTCACTCATCGCTTGCTCCTTTACTTGCCATACCTACTCATAATTGCCACTTCAGCGTTCAGGGGTAGCCCTGCTGCCCAAGGTGGCGGCTCACACATAATCTGCACCAGCCGCGCTGCGGCGGCCTCTGCGTCATCTTCTGGCACTTCCAAGACGATTTCATCGTGGATGTGCAGCACTACATCGTCCAGCCGGCGCAAGGCGGCGCGCAGCAAGTCGTTGGCGACAGCCTGCGTGATGTTTTCACACGCCAGACCGCGCCACAGCCGCGCCCTTGGCCATTCCTTAGCATCGGCTGCGGGCTTCCAAGAAGCTTTAGCGTAGGTCAGATTGCCTTCCTCGTCGAAACGGGCGAAAGGATAACATAGCACACGGCCAGACGGAAGAGCATACCAAAGATGCAGCCCGTCAAATAAATATGTGACGCGCCCGATGGTGAACTCGCGGCCCTTGTTACGCATGGCGCGCATATAGGTTTCCTCAAGGCCAGACCAGTAAGGCACAGCCCACTTGTTAGCCCTGCGCCATGCGTCCACCATGCGCTTCGCGTCGCTCTCCGGCATCATCAAGCCGTAGATGCGCCCCATGCTGGCAAACGCACCGACGCCGCCTGCGAAGCCACACGCCAACTCTTGAACCTTACCGATCTGGCGCTGGTCTTTGTCAACCTCATCATAGCCGACATGGAAAGTCGCCATAGCGTTGTGCTTGTATACGTCCTCACCCTTGGCAAAGATGTCCAGCTTGTTCGCGCCGAAGATGCTGTTGGACGCCCACGGCGTCACCCGCGCTTCGATGGCAGCCCAATCGGCAACGATAAGCCGCTTGCCTTTGTCGGCCATCAGCGCAGGGCGCAGCATCCCCTTCAGCACGTCCGTCACGCGGCGGCCATATTCGGGAACAATCTGGTGGCCGCGCACCATAGCTTGCCGCACTAATGCAGGGTCGGCGGCGCACTTGCGGGGGAAGTTATGGACCTGAAGCCCAAATGATGAAGCGCGTCCAGTAGCACTGCCTCCAGCAAATACGAACGCTCCTCTAACGCGAAAATCCTCCTCGTCAGCAAGCGCCGCCGCACGTTGGAACTTTGCAACGGACGATGCCCACAGATCGTCCGCGCACTGGATGACTTCCGCGACTTCCGATGGCACTTCATCTGGGTTCTCCTCTGCCAGCACGAGTAAGTTGGCGCGCACGTTCTTGTCAATGGACAGCTTCTCGACGCCGTCCTTCATCACGGTCGCCATTTCAAGCGCCTGCGGCCCTACCCTAGCTAATACCCAATCCTTCATCTTCGGGCTGCGGACGGACTTAATCTCGCCGTGCGTCACCTCTGCGACGATGGACTGTATCTCTGTCAATTCAGTTTCAGCGTAGCGCACAGCCGCCAGCGCCAACGGCCTGTCAAGCAGGACGCCGCGGTCGTTGATGCGCTCGTTGACATGATAGTCTTCCAACTCATCAGCCGACAGCGGACGCTGCGCCTGCGCGATAGCGCGCATGGCCCGCACATCCTGTTCGCAATATAAAATCATCTCCTGCATCAGCGCGGCGTCTTCACGGAATGTGCCGTCGGACTGCGGGATGGACAGCGCGCGGATCAGTTGACCGCCGCGGTGGTCTTTCTTCATGGTAGCGCCAGCGAAGCGGCCCACATCCTCAAGGCTGCCCGGCGCACAGTTGGCGCGGGCCTGCGCTGCGGTGCAGTAGAACTGCTCCAGCTTGAAATCGACCTGAAGGACATACCAGAATATCAGGCGCTCGAACGCTGCGTTGTGCGCGTATACCAGCCCCTTATGATCTTTGACGGCCTGCGGGAAAGGCTCACCGGGGAGCCACGTCCGCACGTCTTCGTCATCAAATGCGTATGACATACACAGCACGTCTGTGCTGGCGTCCTGCGCGTAGTTGTACACGCCGCGGCTGCGAAGGTCGCAACGGCTGCGCGTCTCAAAGTCAATCCATAATTTAGACATAGAAGTTCTCACTCTTCCGCTACTCGCCGGAGCGCGATGGCACGCCCCGGCTTTCGCGCCCCTTAAACTACGCGACGACGACGACGCGCACCATCAGCGGCTTCAGGTTCAGCGGCGACTTCCAACTCCGCATCCTCTGTCTCTTCAACCGAAGCTGTGTCCATCGACACCCAATCGGTAATGTTAAAGATAGGCGTATAGATACGACCATAAGTCTTGTGCTGGTAATGCTCAGACTTCAGTTCGATCAACGGCACTGGCTTGTTCTGGTCTTTCTCGACCTGATCGGCAATGGCAACCGCCAAAGCCTGCACTGCACGCTTGCCGCCGACTGACGTAGCCGTGAAGCGTGCCTGCATATCCTTGTCTTCGCCGTTCGTGCAAACCAGCATCATGCCAACTTGCATTTCCCAGCCGCGTTCCGCGCCTGATGGCGCAGGGTCAAGCTGCGGCAGCGGCTCTGACACCGGCACCAGCTTTTCAGCCAGCACTTCGCCTTTACCCCATGCGATGTAGCCATGCACGAATGAGAACGGATTGGCTGCCCACAGGCTGCCGTCTTCGACTTCGGTCTGGTCTGCACCGAAAACCCAATGGCCTGTCTTGTCCATCTTCAAAATGACTGTGCCGCCGGGAGCGACCTCAGACTGGATGGAGCGCAACGCGCCAGAGAGTGACTGAACGGACGGCAAGTTAGCGCCACCAAAAGTTGTGATATTCGACATTGTATTGTACCTTTCTGTTTACTGGATTTTAGACATGGCTTTGGTAAGCGTCTGTCCGATTTGCAAAACCGCTGGCCGGGGATCATTTTCCGGCGCAAGGGTAGAGCCTGTTGAGACAGCGACGATTAAGTCCGCTGGCAATTCTATCTTGGCTTTCTTCAAAGCCTTTTCCGCTTGGGCTGGTGACAGCGGCTTGGGGTCGCCCCATGCTTCTACACCAACGCCGGTCAGGAAGGCTACAGCCTTATCCTCATTTGTCCACTGTCTTGTGGCGCGCTTGTTGACCAGCTTCCATCCGGGGACTTTCTGCCCCTCTTCCAGAAGCCCGTGCGCCAACTGCTGCAAATCCTTGATGAACGCTTCAATCAGCGGCGCTTGTTCCAGATAGTGTGCGATCTGCTCAACTGGCAGGGCTTCCAGCTTCGCCTTTAGCGCACGGTCTACAGCGCCTGTCATGATAGGGCAGACGGGCTTTGCCGCGCACCACTTGCAATGGTCGCCTGACGCCAACGGCGCGTCGGGACGCTTCGCAATATTAACGGCAGCGGCAAGTTCTTTCTCAAACCCGTCAACGCGGGCAAGGTCTGTCACCCAACGCTTGACGTAGGGCGGCTGTACAATGATTAGTTCGACTTCGGTGGCACCTTCAAAGACCCACGCTGTTTCCGGCGTGCGTTTAGCCGCCGCAGCGTAGAAGAGTAGCTGGCTGTTTTCCTCGACTTCGACAGCCACACCATCGCCAAACTTCCAATCCAGAACAATCGCTCGACTACCAATGCGACCAAGAAGATCGGTAGAACCAAAAACGTCAGGCAGAAAATCACCAAAACCAACCCGGCTTTCAACCGCATATTCCATCTCCCCCTTGGGGTCTATCTCGTCCAGCGCACGCAACGCCGGTATCAGCTTGTCATCGACCAACGCTTCAGTCAGCACGGTCTTCTCATATGTCGTGCCAACCAAGCTGTACGGGTCAAGGTCGCTCTCTAATATAGATGCGATGGTGTCGTGCAGGAGCGTGCCTTCGTCGGCGTAGCTGCTGCTGGGCTTTGGCGGGACGGTGTCTACCAGCGCCACGCTGCCGGGACAGGCGATGACGCGTTTGGCGGTCGAGCCGCCGACTATCTTACTATGCTGCATACTGAACCTTCCTTTACTGTTTGAACGGCCATAATACATACAACAAAATTTGATGCAACCCTTGAAATGCAAAAAATTTTGTAGTAGCCCTTCGTCATGACTGAGAAAGAGATAGAGCGGTACTTCTGTAAACGCGTGCGGGCGGCGGGCGGCTTTGCCTATAAGTTCCGCAGCATTACGCAAGTCGGCGTCGCCGACCGCATCGCCTGTATGCCCAACGGTGAGGCTTGGTTCATCGAACTGAAGAAAGCTGGCGGGCGTCTGTCTGCGTTGCAGCGTATCTTTGCAGATGAGATGACGCACACCAAGCAGCATTACGCGTGCCTGTGGTCAGTTGAAGAGGTGGACGAATGGCTCAAACGCTTCAGCTAAGGCCGTACCAGCAAGAGGCTGCGACGTTCCTGTATGAGCGCGACCGCGCCATGATCCTTGCGCCTGTTGGCGCGGGCAAGACGGCCATTACCTTGACGGCGATGGATGAGATGCTGCGCGACGGCTACATCAAACGCTGGCTGGTGGTAGCGCCGAAGCGAGTCTGCACGGATGTGTGGCCGGTCGAAGCGCCGAAGTGGTCTGGCGTCGCTCCTGCGCTGGCTGTCGGCACGCCAGCGCAAAGGGTGGATGCGTTGCGGAGCGACGCCAGTGTGGTCGTCATTAACTATGATAACTTAGATAAGCTAGAGGATTTATCCAGCTTCGACGGAATTGTGTTCGACGAACTGACGCGGCTGAAGAACCCCAGCGGCAAACGCTTCAAGGCGCTGGACAAGCTGCTGGCTAACGTCAAGGTGCGCTGGGGGTTGACCGGATCGTTCACGTCGAACGGGCTGGAGGATGTCTTCGGCCAGTGCAAGATCATTGACCAGACGCTGCTGGGCCGCGCCAAGGGTGCGTTCATGCAGCAGTATTTCATCTGCACCAACCGCGACTTCGGCCAATGGGTGCCGGCAGCCGGCGCGCTGGAGCAAGTCATGAAGCGCATACGCCCTGCGACATTCGTGCTGGAGCCGGGCGAGTATAAGGACAAGCTGCCGCCCTGTCATGTTAACGAAGTGCGCGTTCCGTTAACAAATCGCAAACCATATGACGAAATGAAGCGCGAATATGTAACACGTTTTGGCAGCGACCAGATCGTAGCGCAGAACGCAGCGTCGGTAACGACCAAGCTGCAACAGATGGCGTCAGGGTTTGTCTACAACCGCGGCGGCGATACAGGTTCGATATGGTTCAGCAGCCACAAGTTCGACCGGCTGGAAGAACTGCTGGCGGAGAACCAGCGGGCGAACACCATCGTCGCCTACACCTACCAAGAAGAGTTGGCGGAACTGAAGCGCCGCTTTCCGCACGCCAAGACGATGGACGACCCCAACGTCATCGAACACTGGAACGCAGGGCAGGTCGAGTTGCTGCTGGCGCACCCTAAGTCGGCAGGCCACGGCCTCAACCTACAGCACGGCGGATGCCACATGGTGTTCTTGTCGCTGCCGTGGTCGCTGGAACTGTACGAACAGACGGTCGGACGCTTGCACCGCAGCGGCCAGACAAAGGATGTCTGGGTCTACGTGATGCTGACCGAGAAGAGTATTGACGAACGTATATGGGCGGCGCTGCACGACAAGCGTGCGGTGTCCGACATAGCATTAGAGGAGTTGAAAGATGCGAACTAAGTTTTTTCCTTACGTCTGCCGTTATGTTAACGGCGAAGGTGCGTGGCTGGCCGGTTACTACGATAAAGATTTTGACAAGCGGCCAGCCGGCATGATGATTAAAGGCGGCAAAATTAAAGAAGGCGATGAAATCTCTATCGCATTTCTTGAACAGCCTGCGTCGGCTAGGCAAATTGTAGGGCTTGATAAATGAGCAATAGAATTATTACTGCCGACGAAATGGCAAACTGGGTTTCGGATACTTTTAAAAGAGTAGCCGACAAACATGGCTTAAACGATGAAGAGCGCGCAAAGGTTCTAGACCATCTTTTCGCTGATGCGTTTTACGAACCCACGTTTAAGGGGCTTGATAAATGAGTAAACTAAACTGGCGGTCGATGATCGCCGTGCTGTCTGACCTTACGGAAGACGAACTGAAGCGGGCGCTGGACGCCGAGTTGCAGACGCACAAGCGACCTGCCATCGCCCGGCGGCTGCACCAGCGGTACTCCGCGATGCGGACGGCGCGGGAGCGTGTCGAACTTTTGAAAGGGTTGAAGAAATGATAGACGACAAGAGCGACGCCGGATCGTGGGAAGAAGCGTTGGCGTTCAAGGACGCCGTCAACCCTGACCATTATAAACGCGGCGGGATTGAAGCCATTGACTACATTGAGGCCAAACTGACGCCGGATGAGTTCGCCGGATACTGTCTTGGGAATATGCTGAAATACTTGAGCCGCCTAGGCCATAAGGACGAAGCGGCTCAAGAGATGCGTAAAGCTATTTGGTATGGTGAGCGTTGGTTACAGGCGCGGGACACTCGCGCGCAGAAACGCTAGAGCGCCTGCGGTGAAGGCCGCGTTAGCTGCCGTCAGCAAGTCAGTGTCGCCGACCAGATAGCTGGCCGCGGCGCTGACAACACCAAGAGCAGCCATAACGTATGTGCGATAACCTTTAAGCATATTACTTCTCCTTCGGATAAAACTTCCAATTCAACTCCCAATGTGGACCATCTTTGAAAGTTCGAAAATCACCGCCCCAAGTAACGGCGACATTTTCGGCTGCCGCAGCAGCCTTCACAATCTTAGCCAGCTTGTGGTATTGTGGCCAAGCCCATGATACTTCGCCGCCTAACATGGGCGCCAGATCGACGGCGTGCCCAGTGAGATGGCGTGAGTTCATTGTCTTTGATGCGCCTTGAGCAACTAACTGCTTCTGACGCTCAACGGTACGCAAGCCTTCCAGCACCGTGAAGTCGAGGTCGGACAACGCAGCCGCCTTCTTGACGACGCGGACAAGGTCTGGGTGTACGCCCTCAAGCCGCGACAGACTGCGCTGGCCGAGGATGATACTCATGCGCCAGCTTTCAGCAGTATGCCGACCAGCAGCAGAATGATTGTACCGGCCACAGACATACCTATGGTTTCCAGACGCTTCAGCCGCGCGCAGATACTTTCGTACCGGAACGCGCAGACCTGCTCGTGCGTGTTGAGTTGTGCTTGGGTCTGGTCAATAGAAGTCATGGGTTACTCTACGTTAGCGTGATTGATCGGTGGAATACGCGCGCATTGCCTGAGCAAATGCGTTACGCACCGGCGAAGGTAAGGTACTAAGGTATTCCGAAAACTGCGCCGCAGTTGGATACTGCTCTATAGCCTGCAACGCGCCTTGACCGCTGGTAAATGCGTTGGCGATTTCACGCTGCACGTTAGGATTGACAAGCGCGCTCTCTACATTCTGTGCGCCGGTGCCAGCGAACGCCACGGCAGGGAACTTTGCCCGCACCAGCGTACCCAAGCCGCGCGACAACAAGCCGGGCTGCTGCGCCCGCAAGATGTTGCCCGCCCGCGGTTCGCCGCGCGCGCCAAGCTGCGCCATCTTATTCAGCGTTTCCAATTCACCCGCTGACGTCTTCATCGCCAAGTAACGTGCAGGATCGGCCAGCGCCATACCGCCGATGTCGTACTGCTTTGTACCTTTACCCATGATGTCTTCGACCATCTGTGGGCGTTCGCCGCGCATAAGCGCCGTAAACTCTTGAGGAGACTCCTGAGCCAACTGTGCGCCCTTAGCTGCGAGTTCTTGACGGTTGATGGCTTCAAAGCCCTGACGCGTGCGGGTCAGATAATCTTTAAATCCTACGCCGCCGGCGCTCTCAATGGCGTCATCAATCATAGGGCGGATGTCGCCCATCAGTTTTGCCGCACCTTCTTTGACGCCGGACGGTGGCATATTGCGACCGCTCAACAGTACGTTGACGATGTCACCCAACTCCGACTTGCGGAACTGATACAAGTCGCGCGCGTCGATTACGCCATTAGCGTCTGCCAATGCGTCAAGCTGGTTGGCAGCCGTAACCAATGCACGGCGCTGTAACTTGGATGCACGCGTACCGGGCGCTGCGGCCATAGCGCGGATGGACTGCGAAATCGGCGCGACCGTCAACGGCTGCATACCTTCAGCAGCCAAGTCAGCAACGACGTCTTCCATGTCGCGGGCTTGCTGACGTAGACCAATAGCTTGCTGCGCGGCTTGTTCGCCGCGCTGCGTCATGGCGCCTGCAATCCCGCGCTCACGCGCAACCGCTTCAGGGTTAAAGACGTCACCTAAATCGTCCGCTTGGCCCAGCCGTGTTTCGGCGCGTTCAGCACCAAAAGTCATACGGCGTGCGAGGCCAGACTGTTCAGCCGCCTGTTGCCGCGCCGCTTCTGCCAAGGCTTCTGCTTCCGGTACGACGCGGCCTGCAACGTTAGCGCGCGTCAATGCCGCTTCGCGTGTGGGGCCGGTAACTTCAGTGACGCCGCGGCGGCCAGTTTCGGCAGCCGAACGACGCATTGTCGCTGTCTCACCGCCAGCCGCTTCGGCCAGCCGTCCTGTACGCGCCGCTTCTTGCTGTGCCAATATACGCGCAGCAGTGTCGGGGTCCATCTGGCTGGTGGCAATCTTGCCCAAGCCGAAGAAAGGGCTAGGCTCAACGCCAGCCTCGACTAAGACTTGCTGCGCCAGACGCTGATCGTCAGGCGACAGTTCGCGGAACGCAGCTTTCGCTGCTTCAATGTCTTCGCCCAGCGCCTCACGGATAATCTTTCCGGCTTTGACTTTGGACAGACGCCTAAGGTCTACGGCCTTTCCGCCAATACGTTTTAGAACATTGGCTACCACCGGCAATCCTGCACCAAAAGTCGCCGCTTCAGTCAAATCGTCGCCCGTCTGCGCGGCAGCCGTAACGCCGCCAATGGCACCACCTAAAGACCGTTCAGCTAACTGCAAGCCGCGCTGGCCCCTTGTCAGCGCCGCCGTTTGTGCGGGTGTCCGGCCAGCGCCAAGGCCGCCGGTGCGTGTTGCCGTGCCGATGCGCTGAACAGACGCCCCTGCTTTCGGCAATACCCTAGCAAGTTGTTTGCCGCCGGCGGTGATAACCCTACCTGCTCCAGCTACGCCGGGCGCAGTTGCGAGGATGTTGCCTGTGATTTCGCCGGCGGTTGTTGTGCCGGGGAATTGTTTTTGCGACTCACGTAAACGAAACTTACCGCGTTCACGCTGCGCCTTGTCGCCGCCAATACCGAAAAGGTTTAGTCCCAACTCAATGGGTTCTGTAACGCCCTCGACCAGACCGCTGACAAAACTTTCAGCCCTGCCGGGCGCTTTGTAAAACTGTTGCGGTGTCATCTTATTAAGACGAGCGACTTCGCGGGAGTATGTCTGCTCCGCCGATTTGTCGTTAGACCGACGGGCTTGTGCAAGCCGCGCCTGCGCGTCTGTTTTAGCCGTAGCTAAAGCGCGCTGCGCGGTTGACTGAGGTGCCGTTCCGCTTGCGTCTGGATACGCCTCAAGGACTGCGCGTTCAATCTGCGCGTCGGTAGCGCCGGCAGGACCAGTAATCTTGTAAGTCTTACCGTTTGGCGCGCGGACCGTATATGTAGGCATTAGTCTTCAACCCTTACAACCGTAAATCCACCGCTTGCTTTACGCTGTACAGGCGTCTTTGGTTTCGCGGCGGCGCCACCAAAGTTAATCTTAGCTACGGCTGACTTAAGATTTTTTAGTTCGCGGTCTATTTCAGGCGTCCACATGACGCCAGCAGCAGCCTTGGAGTTTTCGATAAAACGGATAGCGCGATCTAGCTTTGCTTTGCGCGACTTCGGTGTATCTTGATACGTAGGAATGTAGGTGTTTTTGTAGTTGGCTTCCTGCGTCTTTGACGTACCCGCACCCGTATTAATGAATGTGACGCCGTCGAGCAGTGCTAGAAGCGCGGCTTCAAATCGTTGGCGCGGGCCGCTTTGCGCGAACCTACGGGCTTCTTCACCGTAGAACGGAATTTGCGAAGCTATATATTCGCCAGCGCCGGGCGCGGCGGCGCTAGGTGCTTCTACTAGCGCAGCGGTTGCTTCTTTCATCGAGTCCGTCATGTTCTGGGCAACTGTCCCAAACCGGCGTTCGCCTTCAGTTGACGGTTTAGCTTTTGCGCCGGAACCTTGGACCACTATTGGCGCCCCGCCACCGGCTGTGTTACGCCCGACTTTTTTATCTGTCTCAAATTCACGCATAGCTTTAGCAACCGCCGGAATTTGAGCCGCGGAAATAGGCGCGTTAATGTCAACGCCCGCTCTCCGCGCGACGTAATCTTTGTAGCTTTTAACCGACGCTGCGCTGTTCTCTGGTCCTTGTGGGGCGTATTTGTTGATGATCTTATTGACCGTGTTGAAACCCTTATTGACGTAGCTACCGCGCAGCAAGTTTTCTTGCGCGGCAATACCTGCTTCCGGCGTGTTAAAAGTCGCAAAACCGCCGCTTTTGCCTGTGTAGCCGGGCTGCGATTGTGCGAACGGGCCGTCTTTAATTGCGCCGGGGTTGGTCTGTAGCGCCTTAGCGACTGGCCTAAGCCCGCTAGGCGCGCCTGCGGCTGGCGGCGTATCAAAGCCGCCGCCAGTTTCTTTGGGTACGGCCCTGACATTTCCTTGGTCGTCCGTAATATACTGCATACCCTGTGCGACTTGAATACGTGAACCGGGTACTTCTGTAGCTGCGCCGCCGCCATATTTCGGTACGCTTATAAGGCGCTCTTCAGTGCCTGTGGTTTGCTTTATATGTTCTTGCTCTAACTCTTGCGCGGCAGTCAGCGCCTTAGTTGCGGATGCTTTTCGCCACGGCTGAAACTGTGCGGTGTCAGTCGGCATATTCTCTACGGCATCTGACAGCATACCCTGATACAACGGGCTTTGAAATTGAGGAAGACTAGCAATACGTTGCGCGAACCCAACTACTTGGTCAGGCGAGTCGGCGTTCTTTAGTGCTGTATAAACAAACGCGTTAAACTCAGCCCCTGTTTTGAGGTCCATACCCGTGGCCTCTGCCTGCGCTTTAGCCAGCCTAGGCGCCTGCAATTCTGCTTCGCGCGCTTCTCCAGCCTGCGCGTATTGCATCTCTTGACGTGCGCGCTCGCCTTGAAGCTGCGCGGTTTCTGCCTGCCGCGCCATATTCATCATGTTCGCTAACCGCGCCGTGCGCTGCGCGGGATCGGGGAGCTGCGGGTTGCGCGCCTGAAGTGCTATCATTTGGTTTGGCATGTTTTAATATCCCCACGCTGTTTTTGGCTTACGGACACCAAACCCCGGTTCAAAATTACCGCCGGGGCCAGCGCCGGGGCCCGCGCCGCCGGCTGGGGTGCGGTGG